GTATTGGAAGCATGGATAGTAGATACACCCAAAGAGGATAAGGCCTATTCTAGTTTTGGGATAGAGGTACCTGAAGGCACTCTAATGGTAACAGCACAGGTAACAGATAAAGAGTACTATGCACAACTGGTAGCAGATGGGCAGGTAGGTTTCAGCATAGAGGGATATCTAGGCATGAAGCTCAAAGAACAGCAACAACTAAAATTAAATAATATGAACAAATTACCTGACGGTGAACACTTAATTGACGGCAAAATCTACGTTGTAGTTGATGGTGAAATCACTGAAATTAGAGAAAAAGAAGAGGAAGTAGTAGTAGAAGAAGAGGCAATGTCTGATACTGTAGTAGAAGAGGAAGTAGTAGAAGAAGAAACAATGGCTGTAGATCCTGCATTAGATGCAGAAGCAATACTAGAGATAGTACGTCCATTTATTACTGAGCAAGTAGATGCACTTGTGGCTATGATAGCTGATTTAAAAAATCAATTTGAAGAGTCATTAGTAGTTGAAACAGAAGAGGAGACAATGGAGGAGGTTGTGGCTTTGAGTGCACAACAAAAACTAAGTAACTTTAATAAATTTAACAATAACAAATAACAACAAAATGAGAAAATTAAGATTTGATTTAAACATCCTGCCAAGTGCAGAAATGAAACCAAACGCTGATGCGTTTTACGCTCAAGCTTACCTTTCAGGTAGTGAAATTCCTGATAACTTCCGTACTTTACCTGGTATCAAGTACAAAACAAAAATTGGTACAGTTACTTTTGGTTCTGGCTTACTAGCTACTAGCCCTTGTAACTTCCCTAACCTTAACACTGATGACTTAAGCTCTCATGAAGTAGACGTATGTGCTCTTTCTGCTATGGCTCAGGTTTGTCAGTTTGACTTAGAGCAGTCTTTTGTATCTTTACAAATGGCAGCAGGTTCAAATGGTGACTTTACTGTAGCTTCTTTCTTTAACTTTTACTGGTCTGAAATGGCAAACGCTATTGCAGGTCAAATTGAGTCTTTAAGATGGCAAGGTGATACAGGTTCTTTAAACCCACAACTTGCCTTGTGTGATGGTTACGAAGTGCAATTAACTGCAGCTTTACCTCCTCCAATTCCTGTACCGGGAGTTGATTACGTTATCGATGGTGGTTCAGGTGCTATCACTACATTCTCAGGTGTTGGTGAATTAGGTGATGCTTTAGAAACTGCATTTGCTTTGGTTCCTGCAGCTATTGCTTCTAGAACTGCTGATTTACGTATCTATATGCCTACTCAATTAGTAAACATCTACCGTTTAGGTGTAGCTAGTGGTAACACTAATGCTTATATCACTCAGGATCTATCTTTGACTTACTTAGGTATCAAAATAGTTCTTTGTCCAGGGATGTCAAATAACACTTTTGTAATTACTTTGAAAGATAACCTTATCTATGCATTTGATGGTGAAGGGGACTCTTCAGACTTACGTGCTGTAAACTTAGCAGATACTGTAGCTGAGCCTGTAATCAGAACTCGTGCTAACATGAAGGTAGGATTTAGCTTTGTTAATCCACAGGATATCGTATTCTATTCTTAATTATTAATTCATAGAGGGGGGCAACCCCCTTTATATAAAACATATAAATCATGCCAACATGTCAAGCCCTCGAGGCCATTTTAAAAAGTTGCGATAATAACAGTGGGGGTATCTATGGAATATGGATTAACCAACAGGAAGAAATCGCATCCATCACTCCAGCAGATCCTTCTGCAGGTGCAGGATGGGCTATCACAGGTATCACTTTAGCAGGTCTTAATTTATTTGAGAACTATTATATCCGCAGAAATACATCTAGCTTTACAGAAGAGGCTGCTATAGATTTAATCAATGGTAGTTCTTTTGTTACTTCTACTATTAACTTAATGTTCCAAAGACGTGAAGCTGATAAGTCAAGAGCTATCAAAATTTTAGGATCAGGACAACAGTATCTTACTGCTATTGTTTTGGATGCTAATGGTATCTATTGGTACTTCCCTTACTTACAAGTTACAGGTGTAGCTGAAGGATCAGGTACTGCTCGTGCAGATGGTTCTAAATATGCTGTAACTTTGTTAGGTGAAAATGAATATCTAGCTTATGAGGTACAAATGTTAGCACCTGCTTTAGCTGCTATCGGAGTATCTTAATAGACTTAACACTATCAAAATTAGCCCTGCAATTAGTGGGGCTTTTTTTATTTCTAAACATTTGACTAACATCATATAATATAGGTATGATATACATTGAACAGGGAACTATTAACCAGGTAGTGCTAACCTTAACAGAGGTTACTACTGTACCCACCCCTCATTATCTATTTGCTTTCACTAATGAAATGAATACTCTATCAGTTACTCAGCTATTTACTACTGCAGATACTAGTTTATATCCTGAAAGATACAACTTGTTTGTACTTAATGAGCCTGTAGATATTACTTTATTACAAGGGCAGTTTATATATCAGATTTATCAAAGCTCAGTACCCTATGTACTACCTTTAACCATTGCACAATCAACAGGTGTAGTGATAGAAGAGGGTAGAATGGTGGTAAGTGGGCCAGTAGGAACTTCAATATATGATTAATTATGGCTTGGTATAGTAACTTTTTTAAGAAAGAGAGCACAGCTCCAGAAGTGGTAGAAGGCTATCAATCTTTTAGCACCCCTTTTCTACCTGTAGGTAAAGGTAACCTAACACTCCCTTATGTAAATGGTAGATATTCTACTAATATGTGGGTGCGTTTTGGTGCAGACAACCTGTATCCTGAAATGCTTAATCAGATGTATTTTTCTAGCCCATTACATGGTGCCATAGTAGACTACAAAACTAATGCAGTTATCGGTGGTGGCTTTGCTTTGGCAACTGATAAACTAACTACCCCTGAGAAGCTAGAGCTTTACATGTTTGAAAGAAAAATTAAAATAAGACAAACAGTAAAGGCAGTAACCCGTCAATTAATTGTACACAATAGGATCTATTTTAAACTATGCTTTGACAGCACTAAGAAATTAGTTAAGATAGAGAATGTATCACCGGAAAAGGTAAGGATATCTAGGTATAAAGATATGTACTATATCTGTGATGATTGGAGTACTAACATAGACATCAGAGAAATCAAACCTTATCACATTACGTGCTCAGACTATGAGCAATTATATTGCTATGAGATTAAATCACTAGGGCAGGATTACTATTCACTACCACAATATACCTCAGCTCTTAACTTTGCTTTCTTATCAGGCGAGCTTTCGTACTTTGCTAAAAGTAACATTCAAAATAGTGTATTCCCTTCCTTTGCTATGATGTTCCCTAAGAGACCACAGTCTGAGGAGGAGAAGCACATGATTAAAGAAACTATTGATAGGTTAAAAGGTGCTGCTAATGCAGGGAAGGCTGTTGCTTTCTTTGCTAATAGCCAGGATCAGTTACCTAAGATAGAAGCACTGCCTAATAATGGTAACGATAGCTTATTTCAAGAGGCCTCACAGCTTAACACAGAGCAGATATGCTTTGCTCACACTATAGATCCTATCTTAATGGGAGTACGTACCACAGGAGCCTTAGGTGGTGGTGCAGATATTAAGCAGGCTTATGTGATATTTGAAAAGAATGTAGTAATGGAGCTTAGACTATGTATACAGCATATCTTTAATGAGCTATTAACCATCTCAAAAATACCTGCAGAATTTACTATCAATAATTTTCAGATAATTAATGAGAATATAGTAGAGCTAGAAGCTGAGAGCTCCAAAGTAAATGATGCAATCAACTCACTAAGTCCATTGGTAGCAAACAAAGTATTAGAGACTATGACTATTAATGAGGTGAGAGCTTTGGCTTCCCTTCCTCCTATAGAAGGTGGTGATATGACTCAGAGTGCAGCAGCTGCCGTAGTAGTAAACCCAATAACACCAACTGTATAATGCTATATTTCATAACAGAAACTTACCTTAAGGTTAATACACCCATCACTGCTAATGTGGATGTAACAGATCTAACACCTTATGTAGCTACTCAGGCAGCACTAAGAGTACAACCTATCTTAGGTACTACTTTCTATAATTATTTGCTTACTCAGTATAATAACCAGGCACTACTTCCTGATGAGGTAGATCTAGTAGAATTTATACAGCCTGTA